GGTAAAGAGTGCTGGACACTTATCTCTAATAAGCCGAATTGGCGTTATGCCACTGAGCGTTATATGTGGGGTGATTCAGTCACTATGTACAAGCAGAAAAAACACTGGCCTGTAAACGACATTGCAGAGGCTTTAAAGGCGCGTTATGGGCATTAAGACTAGCGCACTAGGCGTTATAGCTAAACTCAAGGCTAAAGAGGTATTGAGCCTGTCATATCCTGACTTGGTGATGACGATTGCAGAGTGTGAAGCCGTAACTGGCATCAATGCTACAAAAACAAATGATTCTAATCGCTGGCATAACAAGACAGAGCCATTGCCTGAAACAATAGAAGTATTCAGCAAGCTAGGCATGACATTAACGTGCGTGGACATTGTAGCCAGCCGTGATGTGGAAACAGTCGTTGATCTTAATTATCCGCATGAACTTGGACAGTTTGATTTAGTGCTTGATTGTGGCACTACCGAGCATTGTTTCAATATCGGACAAGCGTTGTTAAATGCAGCCAATGCCGTGAAAGAGGGCGGTTATATCCTGCATACGCCGCCGTTAAGCATGACTAATCACGGATTCTACTGTCTACAACCAACATTATTTTATGACTTCTATACCCAGAACGGGTGGGAAGTGCAATTTATCGCAGGGGAGTTAAACAATAAATGGTTCGAGATACCAGCAGTAAGTCGCGTAAAAGTACCAGCAGAAGCAAGTCTAATCGTGTTAGCAAAGAGAACGAACAGCAAGCCGTTAGTTTACCCGATGCAATCAAAGTACCTGTCAAACCCAACTTTAAAGTAGTTTTCCTACACGTAGGTGATGATAACAAGCTGCCTGAATTAATGGTGAAAAGCGTTTTAAAAGCCATGCCAGGCGTTGAAGTTGTACATTTGACAGACTTACATACAAAACAAGTAAAAGGCGCTTCTAGCGTGGTTAGAAAGCCGTTTAATGGCTATTTAATGACGTTCCGCATGGAGCATTTGGCAGATTTAACAGGCAACTGGCTAACATTCGATACTGACATTATTGTTAATGATGATTTAAGCCATGTATTTGATACAGACTTTGATGTGGCACTGACAAAGCGTTACGGCAAGATACTTGATGAGCGCGGTAAAGATATTGTACAGATGATGCCTTATAACACTGGCGTCATGTTTTCACGCAATCCGCAGTTCTGGAAAGAGGCATATAGGGTACTGCTAAAAATGCCTGAATCAGCACATAAATGGTGGGGCGACCAGTTATCCGTGCGGTTAGTGGCTGATAGCCAAAAATACAGCCTGCTTGAGTTGCCATGCGATACCTACAACTACTCACCTAAAACACTAGACGACCATAAACAATGCCTTGTATTGCATTTCAAGGGCGCACGTAAAGAATGGATATTAAATGGCGATTACAAACTATAGCGAACTGCAAACGTCAGTTACCAACTGGCTAAGTCGTACCAATGACACGCAACTGATCGCGCTCTATCCTGACTTCATCACGTTCGCAGAGGCAAAGTTCAATCGTGTATTGCGCACACGCCAGCAAGAGGCATCAGCCACAATTACGCCTGCAAGTGGTGTATGTGCATTACCTACGGATTATATCGAGCTTAGACGCTTGTACATCAATACCGATGCCAAGATTGAGCTTGAATATCTGCCGCCCGAACAGTTCTATATCAAGTTTCCAGTGGGTGAAGCTACATCACGTTATTATACGATTGAAGGCGCAAATATCATTCTGGCAGACCAAAGCACAACCACAGATTTGATTGTTCTTTACTACCAGAAAATCCCTGCATTGACCGTTTCTAATACGACCAACTGGCTTTTAACAGCTCACCCAGACCTTTACCTATACACGACACTTTCAGAGGCTTACGGCGTGATTAAGAACGGCGAACAAGAGGCGAAGTGGTACAACAAAGCTATTGGCGTATTTGACCAGATTGATTCGGCAGATAAGCGTGGTAAGTATTCAGGTTCAGCAATGAGAGTGATTGCAGCATGAAGCTATTAGGCTACACACCTGATGTTGACCAGACAGTAGAAGGTGTTATCACTGACTGTTCAGCCTTTATTCCTACTGAAAAGGGAATGCAAGCTGCACCTAGCGCACAAAGCACAGGCATTGATGCATTAGCGGCTACTTGTTACGGTGCAGCGGCAGTGCGTAAACTGGACAATACAACACGCATCATTGCTGGCACTGGCACAAAGCTGTATGAGCTATCAGCAACATCATGGTCAGACATTACCAGAGCGGTAGGCGGTGATTATGCTCTGGGTGGCGCTAATGCATGGCGTATTGCACAATTTGGCGATACTACGCTGGCAGTTGCTAAGTCTGATACTTTGCAATTTAGCGCTAGTGGCGCATTTGCCAATGTTACTGGTGCGCCTAAAGCTTCTATTGTAGAAACGGTAGCAGGGTTCGTGTTTCTGTTTGATACCAATGAGGTTACATTTGGTGACAGCCCTAATCGCTGGTGGTGCGCTGCACAGAATACTTACGATGACTGGACACCAAGCATAGCGACACAATCTGCATCAGGTTTACTTGTGTCTACATCAGGCAAGATATTTGCAGGCAAACGCTTTGGCGACCAGATCGTAGTCTATAAAGAACGTGCAATGTACATCGGCACATACGTTGGCGCGCCGCAAATATGGAACTTTCAGCAAGTGCCAGGCGAGGCAGGCTGCAACTCGCAAGAGGGTGTTGTGAATATCGGCACGACTGAAAACCCTGTGCATCTATTCATGGGCGTAGATAACTTCTGGCGTTTTGATGGTGCAAGACCAGTTCCTATCGGTGAAGGCATACTTAAAAAGACCATATACGCTGAATTTGATGATGCTTATGCTGATCGCGTTAAGACTGTGCATGACAGGGTTAATTCTAGAGTTTACTTCTACTATCCTAAAACTGGTTCAAATGGCGTACCAAATGGCTGCGTTGTTTATCACTATAGAACCAACCAATGGGGCAGGGATGACCGCAGTATAGAATGTGCGCTTGAGTATGTATCAGGTGGCATTACATGGGACACTATACCTTTTGGCACATGGGACACCATCAATTCATCGTTATCATGGGATTCAGCTTTCTGGAACGCTGGCAGCTATACCCCAGCAATATTTGACACTACACACACTTTAAATTCACTAGATGGTACGCCGACAAGCTCAAGTTTTACAACTGGCGACTTGGGTGATGATGATAAATATTATCTGCTATCAAGAGTTAAACCTCGCTGGCTGACAAAGCCAACTACGGCAACCATGACCAACTTCTATAAAGCCAATGAAGGCGATACGCTGACAACTGGCATTTCTACCACGATGGACAGGTCACGCTTTGATACGCTGATTAGCTCACGCTGGCACAGGTTGCAATTTGATATGACAGGTGGCGCCGTATTGAGTGAGGTGGTAGTTGATTTAATGGCTGATGGTGAAGAGTAATGGATAAGCTAAAGATTACCCAATACGCTACGTCTGAATATAACCGACAAAGCTATAACAACGTATTGCAGTCAGTAGAACAGCAGATTAATCGTGCGGCAGATGGCTATTTGTTTCCAGTAATGGCGATTACGGCGAGTTACACAGTCAATTATAACGATGGTGTAATACTGGCAGATGCTACAAGTGGTGCAATTACAGTCACGCTAAAGCCAGCCAACGAGATGACACAAAAGCGCATTGTAATTATCAAGACAGATGCAAGCGGTAATTCGGTCACAGTCGATGGTGATGGCGCTGAAACGATTAATGGTGCAGCTACCAATGTGCTTGCAGCACAATATAACAAGGTAGAGTTAGCCGCATATAACGGTGCTTGGTACGTTGTGTGAAGATTTCACTTGTATTGCCAGAACATTACAATGTGATCTGGCCTGATATTGATACTTATATGCAAGGCGCAGCCAAGTACACCTATGGCAGATTTAACGCAGACGATATAAAAGATGGTTTAAGTAACAAACGACAGCAACTATGGATAGCGTTCGATGATTCCATTAAAGGCGCTGTAATCACTGAAATAATCCAATATCCGCGTATGAGAACGTTAATCATGCATTTTACAGGCGGTAAGGAACTTCAAACATGGAAAGACCCTATGCTTAATACTTTGCAGAGTTACGCAAGGGATAAAGGCTGCAATTCAATCGAGAGCTACGGGCGCAGGGGATGGGAAAAAGTATTCAAGAATGATGGTTTTAAATCAAGGTTCATGTATTACGAATTGCCTGTATAAATAATTCTAACGCCGTGATGGCGCTGAAAGGTAACAAATGATTAGCTTGCATAAATGGCTTTATAGCCTTGTTGAAAGTTTTACTTTCTATGGTGGTGGCGGTAAAGGTGGTGGTGGCGGCTCTACATCGCAAACCATCCAAAAAGCAGACCCGTGGTCAGGGGTTCAGCCATATATTACTGACTATCTGCAATTAGGTCAAAAAGTAACACAGAACCCTTACCAGTTCTATAACGGCGATACCGTTGCAGGCTTTGCGCCAGAGCAGGAAATGGGATTTAACTTAGGCACACAACGCGCTTTGGCTGGCAGCCCTACACTGAATAGTGCAAACAATAACATCACTAGCACTCTTAACGGTAATTTCTTAAGCCCTGACAGCAATCCTTATTTAAAAGGTACTGCTGATCGTGCCATGAATGATGTGCAGACACGCATTAACTCACAATTTAACAATAATAACTTTGGCTCTACAGCACATCAGGAAACTCTACAGCGTGGCCTAGGTGAGCAAGCTAACGCCATCTATGGGCAGAACTATACCAATGAGCGTAACAACCAGTTACAGGCTGCAAATATGTCACCGACACTGGCAAGTGCTGATTATCAAGATGCTAACTATCTGCAAGGCATAGGCGCACAGCGTCAAGGCTTGGCTAACCAGTATCTTGGCAATTCTGCAACAGCATTTAACGGTGCGGCTCAATTCCCTTATGACCAGTTATCACGTTATGGTGATGTAGTACGTGCAGGTCAGGGCGTAGGCGGCACAACTACAACTACCGCACCTAATCCAAATCAGTCTAGCCCTATCGCCGGTGCTTTGGGTGGTGGGTTGGCTGGATATGGTATAGCATCGCAATTAGGCATGGCAAATCCGTGGCTTGGTGCTGGACTTGGTGTTATTGGTGGTCTTTTAGGTTAAGGGGTAGATGATGGCAGTTCAATATATTAATGGTCAATACTACAATGCTCCTGATGGAGGTATTTTATCTGTTGCATGGAATGACAGGTTAAGAAATCAAATAAGGAATGAAAGTCAATATGGGAATATATTTAGTAAAAATTATAATTACATATCACCAATAGGCGCACCAAATCAGCAAAATAATATGCAGAGCAATTCATCAGCTAATAGCGGAATGTATGGCAACCCTTTCGGAACAGCAATGAGTGGCACGAAGTCAGGCACTTTACAGCCTTATGTTAATCGTAATTCACAGATGGCTAATCAAGCATTGTATGGCGGTCTTTTAGGCTATAACCCAAGAGCTATTATGTCTGGTGACGCTGGCGGTACGCCTGTAAACAGTACGCCCCCACAATTCAATATGCAGTCTGCTATTCCGAAGCAAGGTCAAGGATTGAACTTTACAGGGTTCGGCAACCGTTCATGGATGGGAAAATAACATGGGCTTACTTAATGGATTAATGCAAGGTGAATGGTCACCTAATGGCATGGGTGGTCAGCCAGATAAAATGAGCGGTTTATTGAACAATCCTGCCTTACAGATGGGATTAGGCATATTAGCGAACAATCAGGGCAACTATGGCTCATTCGGTGCAGCTTTAGGGCGCGGTGGTTTAACGGGTATGCAGAATTTACAGCGTCAGCAAGAGTCAATGCGTCAGCAAGAATTTATGAATATGCAGAAGAAACGCATTGAATCAGAAAATCAACAACGTGAAGCACAGAAGAATGCATTAGGTAGCATTGCGTCTCAATATGGCTTAGACCCTAACGTTTTATCTGCATTCCCTTCTATTGGTGAAGGTGTTATTAAAGATAAATTAATCCCTAAACCAAAGAAACTTGCATTTGCTCCCAATGGCGTTGCTTATGATGAAAATAACCCAGAAATAACTGTTGGTGAAAATTACGGCAAACCTGATAAAGCAAGCAATTCATCATTAGCCAAGATGATTGATGAAATGAACGCATTGCCACCAAATAGCCAATTACGTAGCGTATATAGGCAAGCAATTAACAAAGAGACAAGTTTTGCCCCACCTATGGTAGTACAGAATTACCCTGCGCCTATGGCAGCTATTAACCCAATAACAGGGCAACAGGAACTTATACAGTTTGGCAACAAGGGTGATGCAAGGCCAACTGGATTTAAGCCAGTTCCAGAGAACTTAAATAAAGCACCAACAGAAGGGCAAGCTAAAGCGGCTACTTTCTATAGCCAAATGACAAGCGCAAGTGATGAGCTAAATAATTTAACGCAGGGTGGCGGCTATGACCCTAATACGCTAAAAGGTCAAATTGGCACGTCTCTAGCTACTGGAATTACTAACCCGCTTGCAGGTGCTGGCGCACAAAAAGCAAGGCAAGCACAGAATCAATGGGCTGAATCATTCCTTCGTGTCAAGACAGGAGCAGCAGCAACCAAAGATGAAGTAAAAATGAACGTTGAAACATTTTTTCCAAAACTAGGTGATAGTGCAGAAGTTATTGAGCAAAAAGCAAGGATGAGATCACAGGCTGAAAATGATGTTGCACAAATGACACAGAACCCTAATGCAATATTGTCTAGGGGTTCAAAAATGCCAGAAAAAACATCACAGGTATTTAATGATTTACCAAAACCTAATCAGTTTAAAGGCAAGATCATTCGTGACGATGTAACTGGCAAGCGCTTTCAGTCTAACGGCTTGCAATGGAAAGAGGTGAAATAATGGCATACGTGCTAGAAGATGCGCCACAATCAAGGTACGTGATTGAAGATACGCCAGAACCTGTAAAGCAGCCTAAAGCTCGTACCTTTGAAGATGATCTTAAAGCAGAACTAGAAGCCAATCCTATTGGCGCAAAGTTGGCGGCATTCGGTACGGCTGCCAGTGATTTATACCAAGGTGGCAAGCAGCTATTTGGCTATGGTGATAAAGAAGCTATCCGCAATAACAGAATTATTGCAGGTGCTAATCCGTTAAGTGCTTTGGCAGGTAATGTTGCAATGTATTCTGCTGGCGGTATTGCTGCACCAGTTCTTAATACAGCAAAAGGTGCTGCTGCAATCGGTACAGCAACAGGGGTTTTGTCACCAGTAGAAGGTGACAACGTAGCACAGCAAAAAATCATTAATGCAGGAATCGGCGGTGCAACTGGTTTTGGTGCTACCAAGCTGGCAGAAGGTGTTGCTGGGAAGTTAGCAAAAAGCGCAGCTAATAAATCTGTTTTAAAGGCGCAGAATGCAACAAGAGATAGCTCACTAGCTGCTGCTCAAGATGCTGGATATGTAGTTCCTAGATCACTTTATAACCCATCATTTTTATCAAACAGGTTAGAGAGTGTTGCAGGAAAGGCTGCAACAAAACAGCAAGCCGCAAGTCTTAATCAAGGCGTTACTAACTCACTAGCTAGACAGTCACTAGGTCTGGCTGATGATGTGCCACTATCAGTATCAACGATTGAAGGTGTAAGAAAATCAGCTTACAAACCTTATGAAGAGATTGCAAAACTATCACCAGACGCAGCAAATACACTTGAGCAATTAAAGCAAGCAAGGGCAGATGCTAAAGGCTGGTTTACAGCTTACAACAGATCAGCACGACCAGATGATTTGGCAAAAGCTAAAGAGTTTCAACAAGTAGCTGACACAGCAGAAAATACGCTTAGTCAATTTGCAACATCATTAGGTAAAAACAACCTTATTCCAGACTTACAGAAAGCACGTAAAACCATTGCAAAAACTTATACGCTTGATCGCGCTATGAACAATGCAACAGGTGATATTGATGCCGCAGTTTTAGGCAGGCTTTACAATAAAGGTTCGCCATTATCAGATGGTCTTGATACTGCGGGCAGATTTGCAGCACAGTTTCCGCAAATATCAAGGGCAAGTGCTAATAATCCAACAGCAGGAGTAAGTAAGGTTGAAGCGTTGGCAATGGCTGGATTAGGTTTAGGCGGTGCTTATGGCACTGATTCACCTTATGGTGCGGCGGCTGGTTTATTGCCTTTACTTAGCCATCCTGCAAGGGCGGCAGCTTTATCTAAAATGATGCAGAAAGCGCCTAACTATTCACAGGGAATTACGCAGAAGTCACTTGAAGGACTTTTGTCCTCTCGTTATGCGCCTATGGCTCTCACTGGCGCTGCTCTCCCATCGTTGCTTCAATAACTGATCTTTAAGCCACCCATTTTTCATGTGCTTAATAATTGAAATTTTAATAATAGAAGCCAGCCATATTAGAAATATGACACCAAGCGGCTGAAGAATTAAAGCAAGCATCCAGTTATCCATCAAATAATCATATACCCAAGCTAGTAGAAATACTAGCTTTTTTATTAACGCTGTGAAGCGCAATAAAGGAAACAAATATGCCAGTACCATCAAGCATGGCTGATTTAAGCACGACAGCCGCATCAAACTACCCGACAGGTTCAGATTCACCAACATCAGGTGATGATTATTTCAGATCAATTCAAGCCATTATCCGCAGCACTAATGCCAAGGGTGCTGACATTGCATCAGCGACTACTACAGACATTGGCGCAGCCACAGGTGAGTTTGTAGACGTAACAGGTACAACCACAATCACAGGACTTGGCACGATTGCAGCAGGCATTGTGCGTACTGTTAGATTTACAGGTGCATTGACGCTTACACATAACGCAACCTCATTGATATTGCCTGGCAGCGCAAACATCACTACAGAAAACGGCGATGTAGCACAATTCAGGTCTTTAGGCTCTGGCAACTGGCAATGTGTAGGGTATTCTAAAGCGGCTGGTTATGCTAAATCTGGTGCAAATAGTGATATTACCTCTTTAACAGGTCTAACTACCCAGCTATCAGAATCGCAAGGCGGCACAGGCACAACAACTGGCTTATATGGATTTAAAAACCGCATAATCAACGGTCAATTCCAAATCGCGCAACGTGCTACAAGTGCAACGATCACAGCAGGCTCAACTATTGCTGCTGGATATTCCACAGTAGATAGGTTCTATGTTTATTGTACAGGGGCAAACGTCACGGCTGCTCAAGTAGCTGGTACAGTGAACACTAAAAACCGCTTTCAAATTACAGGGGCAGCTTCGGTAACTGCCGTGGGTATTGGTCAGCGTATAGAGCAATTAAACTCTTATGACTTGGCTGGTGAAACTGCAACCTTATCAGTAGATATTTCAAACAGCCTTTTAACCTCTGTCACTTGGACAGCCTACTATGCTAATACTGCTGACACATTCGGCACATTGGCAAGCCCTACTCGCACACAGATTGCAACAGGTACGTTTACTGTTACTTCTACTCTTACAAACTACTCAACTCAAATCTCTATGCCTGCTGCGGCAACAACTGGCATTGAGATTGTTTTAACCGTAGGCGCACAGACCAGCGGCACATGGGTAATCGGTAATATTCAACTTGAAAAAGGCGCTACTAAGACAGGGTTTGATTATCGGAGTTATGGCACTGAGTTGGCTTTGTGTCAAAGGTATTTATGGCGAGGGTTGCCAGCAACTGGCTTTAATTTTGCATCATATACAACAAATTCAATTATGACTTGGTCGGTTAAATTTGCAAAAACTATGTTTGCTACACCTACTATAACTTTAGATTCAACAGGGGCATCGTTAACAAGTGTAGCTTCTATT